ACGGGGCCGGGCGCTCTGCGAAAAGCACGGCTTTGAACTTGTTAAGAACAATGGGAATGAATTTTTACTTTATACGAAAGATGTAGAGGAAAAGTGCTAATGAACGTATGTATAACTACAGTCGTCAGCGCCGACCGCTATGCATTCTATATACCGACGTTCGTTTACACAGCGAAACGCGCTTATCCCGAATACGGGGTAAAAATCTACATTCGCGGGAAACTGCCGAAACCAGTTAAGAAAATTCTGGTAGAAATGAAATCGCTGGCCGTGTGTCCCAATAACAACTGGTCTGTTATAGAAGATCAGTTTTTAAATTTCCCTCACGGCATATCAATCTGCAATACACTTCGGCATCTCATTCCATCAAAGAATTTTGAGGGCTATGATTATGTGTATATAACAGATATCGACTTCCTGTTCTTCCGTCATAAGATCACTATGGGAGCCTACTTCGCTCGAAGAATGCAGGAGATGAAACTACCCTATGCATCATTTCGCGGACCATCCAACACGCCCCGCCGCCCCGGAATAAACGGTAATGGATGGAAAGGCGACTTCGTCCGGATCGCAGACGGCACACTTAGAGTATAACGAAGTCATGTTGTTTCGTATTTGCAGAGGGTCCGGCCTGAAGACTCCAACTGTTAAAAGAAAATTTGCCAACGGGAAAACATACAACTGTTTATACCGTGATATCCATATCGGAGATTTTCGGTATAAGCGCCAACACAACAAACGGAAAATGCGCCGCTATATTCCTATGGAAAATGTTTTAAATTTCCGTGAACTTGAGAATGATCCGGCATGGAAAAAAATCTGTTCACAGGTTGAGCAGGAGAGATCAATCAGAGCAATATTCGGACGTATGAGAAAAAATCTGGAGAAACGTAAACGATGAAATTCTGGATAGTCATTAGAGGCCGCAAGTGTGAAAAGTATCTGGATAAATGCCTCAAAAGTATTCTTAAACAGACGTATAAAAATTATAGTGTCGTTCTTATCCTTGATGATCCGCCGGATCGGTCGCCGCAAATTGCTCTTGGATACCAATTCAGTATAAGACACCCGCTCCCAATGCACATTCAGATTAATGATGAGCGTTTGGGTTTGGGGCAAAATATCTGGAACGGTATTCAACTGTGTAAAGCGGCTGATCCGGAAGATGTTATTTGTTTCTTGGATGCGGACGATTTTCTACATAAAGAGGCTCTGTCTACGGCGGCGGCTGTTTACGCTGACCGTCCTACTAATTTAATAACTTATGGTAGTTACTGCAAAATGTCTGTGAGAAGACGAACCGCTGTAAGCAAACGCTGTCCAACAGAGCCAATTCGTAAATCCAAATGGGCAACATCCCATTTTAAAACAGTCAAATATAAACTTGCAAAACTGCTTCCCGCCAGTGCTATGAAGCATAACGGTATATGGGCAGAGGCCGCAAGTGATCGCGCACTCATGTATGCATTAATTGATATGGTCGGGCTATCCCGATGTACAAAGATCAGCGAGGCTATTTACTACTGGAGAGATAATACACCGCACAAAACCGGCGTTGACAATCAGAGAAAATGGGACAAACTTCTCCGGGCAAAACCAAAACTTGAAAGGGTTGTGTTATGAAAATGCTGTTTTCCGGCCGCTTTGACCGGCCTCACCTTGGACACATAATAACAATATCCAACCTTATGCAGAATTTTGATGAGGTGCTTGTTGTCGTTCTTGATTATAAAGAACAGCATCATTCCGTTATAAGGCGAGTGCGAATCTTATGTGACGGACTGCGGTATGTTAACGGCACGGTTGACGTTATAAGTAATAAAAATCACTTTGGAGAAATTACAAAAGAAGAACTGGACAAACTTCCGGCCTTTGATATTTACGGAAGCGGGAACCAAGACGTTCTGGAACACATGAGAAATTTCTGCAAAGCTCATTATGTTCCGCGTTATCCCGAATTTGCCGCGAGTAATGAACGCAGATATCATAAAGTAATGGTGCTGCATCACAAAATAGCAGACATGATAAGAGAAGAGTTTTTGGATGACTAAACTGCTTGCTGGCCCTTGGCTTGGAGAATTTGGGTGGGAACTGATGTCATGGGTGCCGCACCTCAGAAGTCTTGAAACGGATATGACAGTCGTTTGTAAACCGGGACACGATTATTTATACAGAGAACTTACTGACGACTTTGAATTTTATGAGACGCATAAACATGGTGATATGTGGTATCCGAAACGGTTCCCGACTGAAAAACCGCATATGCCGAAACATTTGCAGAAAAAGTACCCGGATTACAGGATATACAATCCAAATAAAAGCCGTTGCGTCAAATCAAGCAGACTGTATAAACCTTATGGAACTATCAATCCTAGACGCGCCTATGACATTGTTATACACGCACGGAGTGAACAAAAATATTCACAGGAAATAAGAAATTACAGGGTCGCAAAATTTGAGAAAATACTAAAGAGTTTGCGGCAGGATCGTGATATATCGGCCTGTTCTGTCGGGACAATGGCTATGCACGTACCGGGAACTGAAGACCGGCGTTTTTGTCCGATGGATGAACTTGCTGACATATTCGCAAATTCAAAAGTTGCAGTGGGACCAAGCTCCGGGCCGCTTCATCTCGCATCACTCTGCCGGTGTCCTCACGTTGTTATAACCTATGACAAGTTTGAGAAGGGTATAGGCGGAACGAACAGGGACCGTTATACAAAAATCTGGAACCCATTTAAAACAGAGTGTGTTATTCTCGACAAACACAGTTGGAATCCCCCGGTAGAAATCGTTGAGTCAGCAATAAGGAGCTTTGTATGAATATTGTCTTTTATGCAGGACATAAGAAGTGGGGTGGATTAGCGAACAACGGCGGATCGAGAACGATTCTAAGGTCTGCTAATGTATTGCGGCTCCTCGGTCATCGCGTCGATGTCGTTGCTAAAGTCGATAGATTTACTTGGTTCGATCACAAGGCTCCTATTCATAAGATACCCAGTGATACAGACGTTGCAATTGCAGTATCAGTCAGTGACGCGCAAAAGCTTATCGGTAAGTCAGGCTCATTCAGCAAAGCATGGTGGATGCGGGGATGGGAGAACTGGCGGGAAGATGACGAGTATATCTATAAAATCGCAAAGCGAATCCCGATGATCACAAACGGCAAAGGGCTGAGTTATAAACTTGCAGAAAAAAATATTGGATCATACCTCTGCTATGCCGGT